ATAACGTGCACGACCGTATTAGTGGTCTTGATCGACGTATTGACGCCATCGAACTAGGGGTTGCTACTGACTACGTGTCTAAGGCAGACCTTTCGGTCATGACTAAGCGGATGGAAGATCACATGATTCGCATTGAAAACAAATTAGATCAAATCGTATTAAGGAATGGCAGCTAAAAAGAAATGGCCATCAATTCGTGATGGCAAACCGGCAACATCTACACCTGTTAAATACTATCCTGGTTTAGGTTACGCACCAATCCGCAAGGCTAAAAAACGAAAAAAATCAAAAAACAGCAAATTAAAAATCGCGTAATTATGTCCTACCAACTAGTTGATAATATCCGTGGCAAAGTCCTTCAAGAGTTTGCAACCAAGGCGGAAGCAGAAAAGGCTTTTAACCACCAGTCTAGTGAAGCTGATCTATCTATTGTAGAACCAGTTAAAAAGACAACACCCAAAAAGAAGGTGGCTAATGTCAAAAAAGAAAGCAACTGAAGATCAGTTTAACGAACTCCATAACCTAGTTACAAAAGAGTTTCTTGCCCGAATTAAATCAGGTGAAGCTACTACACAAGATCTAAAGGCTGCCTGTGATTGGCTCAAAACCAATGACATCAGTGGTGTTGCCTATGACGGTAACCCATTGTCCAAGCTAGCCAGCGTTATGCCTGAGATCGATCCTGAACTTGTACAAACGAGACTTTATGGCAAGCGGTAAAACATCTCAGTATTACAAGAAAAACCCTGCTGCACGTAAGCGTCGTCTTAAGCAGCAGGCAAAATATAACAAGTCTAAGAAGGGACTAAAGATACGTACAGCTGCCAACAAGTGCAATCGCAAGATGGGTACTTACGGTAATAGAGACGGTAAAGACTCAAGTCATACCGGACCTAATACCTGTAAAAAAGAATCCATGAAGATTAACCGGACACGTCCGCGCAAAGGTAAAAAGTATGCCTAAGAAAAAACGTGTTAGAAATTCTGTTATTGACAAATTGTTGATACAACATAATAGAGCTGATCAATCAATGAGCACCATTAAACCTATATCTAAAGGCACTTATAAAGAACGTGCTACTTACTTTGGTGAAGGTGGTGCCTCTGCTGATTGGCAGGGTCCTATTGGTGGTTTAGGTGGCATGAGTCAGTTTCCGGGTACTAATGATCAAATGCCAGGTACAACTCCAATATTTCCAAAATTAACTCCTTTAGAAAGACTTTTAGAACTCTTACGTATTAAAAAAAAGCGTAGACCACCTATGACGCCACCTAAATTAAATCATCCTGGTTTTATTTAGATGACTCCACTTCTTCCAACTCCTGATCATTACCTTAACAACCTAATAACCATGACATCCTCTGAAGCAAAGCGTCTTTGGAGGCGCAGCATTAAAGAGCATTTTGGCTGTACATGTGTTTATTGCGGAGCAACTTATGAATTACACGAACTTACTTTGGATCACGTTCATCCTCGCACCTTTGGCGGTGAGGATATTACCAGCAATCTGGTATGCGCTTGTACTCAATGTAATCAGGACAAAGGAAGTACACATTGGCGTTCTTGGATGAGAGGACGCTTTGGATTAAACCTTCTACGTGAAGGACTTATAAATCAACATATTAATACTGATGGCCCCAAGAATTACATCTGCGCGGGAACGTAATAAGCGTTCTGCGTCTAAACGACCGACATCTTCAGCATCAAGAGCATCAAGATCAAGAGCTTCAAGCAATTCAAGTAACGTTACTAGCGACAGACTTAGGAAAGCACTTGAAGGAGTAAAGCGTCGTAATAACACCACCTCTGCACGTAATCGCGCTGCTCGTTCTAGAACTTCTACTGCGTCTACAACACAAGGTAGAGGTGTTACTCGTACTACAGGTAATGCTAGAGGAACACAAGGTCCAGCACGTGCGTCTGTACAAGGACCACGCACACCTTCCGTACAAGGACCTTCCCGTGCAACTGGTGGTGGTTTGTTAGGCAGTCGCCAACCGCCAACAAAAACCCCTAGTCAACCCCCACGTGTACAAGGTACACCGGGTGTTGCTGGAGGTTCGGGATCCCTGCAAGTCAGAAACGCAATTCAAAATACTGGTAGAGGTATTAGTGTTGCCAGAGCTTTAACTTCTGGAAATCCGTACTCTGCAACTGGACTAGCAATTGCTCATGACATCATGAATCGTGGTGTTAATCCTGGAACCTTGGAAGGCAGAACACCTGCTGAAATGGGTACACAGCAACAAGGACCACCTGCTCCTAAAGCTAAAACTAAATCTAAACCTGCTTTTAAAGCACCTACTAAAAAACCTGCAAAAAATACAGCAGTACTATCTAAAAAAGGTGGTAAAACTGGTTCTTCAGTTAACGGACTGTTTATTGCTCATCCTTGGTCTGCTGAGCAACGCATGCGTTATGCAGCTAGAGGCGGTAAGTAATACGTGGATACCCTCGATCTACTGAGGGGTGATTTCAAGCTGTTCCTGCAAGCACTGTGGCAGCAGCTTGACCTTCCTTCGCCCACACGCGCACAGTACGCAATTGCAGACTATCTACAACACGGTCCTAAGCGTCTACAGATTCAAGCCTTCCGAGGAGTCGGCAAAAGCTGGATTACAGGTGCCTTCGTGTTGTGGACACTATTTAAAGATTCAGAACGGAAAATTATGATTATCTCTGCGTCTAAAGAACGTGCAGATAACATGTCTATCTTCCTACAAAAACTAATTATCGAGACACCTTGGCTGTCTCACCTACAACCTAAATCAGATGATAGTCGCTGGAGTCGTATTAGCTTTGATGTTAATTGTAGTCCTCACCAGGCCCCCTCAGTCAAATCAGTAGGCATCACGGGCCAATTGACTGGATCGAGGGCAGATTTACTCGTACTTGACGATATTGAAGTTCCTGGCAACAGTCTCACTGAGATGATGAGGGAGAAACTTCTACAACTTTGTACAGAAGCTGAATCCATCTTGACACCTAAAGATGACAGTCGAATTATGTACCTCGGTACTCCTCAGACGGTCTTTACGGTCTACAGGAAGCTCGCAGAACGTAACTACAGACCCTTTGTATGGCCAGCTAGGTATCCTCGTAAATTAACTAATTACGAAGGTCTCCTTGCACCTCAACTACAAGAAGATATTGACCAAGGTGCTGACAAATGGCAAGTAACTGACCCGGATAGATTTGATGAAGAAGATCTTATTGAGCGTGAAGCGGCAATGGGCCGATCTAACTTCATGCTCCAATTCATGCTCGATACGTCACTCAGTGACGCCGAAAAGTTCCCACTTAAGATGGCTGACCTTATTGTCACCTCTGTTAATCCTAAGTCCGCTCCAGATGATATCGTCTGGTGCTCAGACCCACGAAACGTCATCAAGGAATTACCGACTGTCGGACTACCTGGAGATTATTTCTACAGTCCAATGCAGCTCAGCGGAGACTGGGATTCCTACCAAGAAACAATCTGCTCAGTTGATCCGTCGGGTCGTGGCACAGATGAGACAGCAGCAGCTTATATCTCGCAGCGAAATGGTTTTCTGTACTTGCATGAAATGCGAGCTTACAGAGATGGATACTCTGACCAAACGCTTTTGGACATTCTGAAAGGCTGCGGCAAATACGGAGTAACCAAACTTGTCATAGAAACTAACTTCGGTGACGGTATCGTCTCTGAACTATTTAAAAAACACCTAATTCAAACTAAACAAGGTATTGATGTCGAAGAAGTCCGCGCCAACGTCAGAAAAGAAGACCGTATTATCGACGCTCTGGAACCCATTCTCAACCAGCATCGTCTTGTTGTGGATCGCTCTGTTATTGATTGGGACTACAACTCCAACAAAGACGCTCCCCCTGAACAACGAATCCTCTACATGCTCTTCTATCAGATGAGTCGCATGTGCCGGGAAAAAGGCGCAGTCAAACATGACGATAGACTCGACTGCCTAGCTCAAGGTGTTAAATACTTCACTGACTGTATGTCAATCTCAGCCCAACAAGTCATCGCTCAACGACGACTAGATGACTGGAATGACATGCTAAAAGAATCAATCGAACACCCTCAAGAATCAGCAAATCACCTCGTTTTTGGTATGGATAAAGACCAAAGACAAGCTGCTAGAGGAATCTCCCAAAACGGTGTCTATACCTGGGTGTAGTCGCATTGCAAATGCACTGCAACCACTGGGTTTAGAGCGGTCCGCACCTTATACAGGGGGAAGAGAGGGTGGACTCGACCTCCTGTACTTGGGGAAGACACAATCTTCCCCTTTAGTAATGACCCCGGTAAGGTCATTCCGTAAGTACCGCCATCTGCGGTAAACCCAACTGACACAAACTTGGGAGTGAGCGCAACAGCGCGAACGTAACTACTGGTTGATAACGAATCCTGCAAACACTGAACGTTTGTATATATACAGTTATCAACAGACAGACCCTTTACCTATACATATACATACATATGAAAAGAATACCTTTCCCCCACAATGATAAAGACTTCATTGTTGAGTATCACAAAACACGTGAAGGTCCTAATGGATTTATGTGCTACTACAAGAATGCAGCTACGTACAGATTAAATCCCTTAGATGCTTGGCGTACCTTGGGTATTGCTAAAAATACTGATACCGGTAAAGCTCTTAAACAATGGTGTATTGATATGGACTCTGAACATAATGCTGACACTCTATAACTATGTCACTGCTTTTTACTCTGTTGTTATTGTTTCTTGCGTTCAACCTGCTAACTGGGCGTCATGTGTAGCAGTGTGGGACTGGGTTCCTCCTTATATTGAGGATTTTAAGGTTTTTGTTAGTGAAAAACCGTACGAATCAGAGTCAATGTACCTC